ATCAATCGCATCTGCTCTTATCTGCTTTTCCCAAGCAACCAAATCAACAACATTGCCATTGTCATCATATGCTCTTACCATTGTTATTCTCCTTTAACTGTTCCATATATTTGTTCCAAGACATTTCGCATATATTTCTGTACATTATTGCTTCTTCCCTATCAACTGATTGGTTTATCAAATATTCAAGAAATATCTCTCTAAATAATTCAGTATCTTTTATTGCATCTGATTTTATCTGTGAAACAATCTGTTTTTCGATTTCTTCCTTACAATTACAATCATCTGCTCTGCACCCATTTCCACTTTCTGTATGTTCGTAAAAATCACAATGATGGCATAGGTTATATATTTTTACTTCATCAATCAAATCTGATATTCTGCTCATTTTCTCTGCTCCTTTAACTCATTCATAATATCTTCAATCATAAAGGCAATCGAAACAAGAACACCGACTTGAACCAACTGCATAGATAAAATCCAAATCATTTCCCATCATCTCCCATCTTGTCAACAAACTTTCTGACCTCTGAACCCATACTTGCTATCATATGTCCTTCACACTCCATAGTTGGCAAACCATAAAAACTGAACTTGCATATTTCGCAGTTCCGATGGTTAGCACAATCATCAAGTGTTTTTGCAATCTCTTCAATCGTCATCTTCAGCACCTCTGATTCCTAAATTCTTAAAACACTCCATCAAAACATTAACTACGATACTATTTCCGAACTGCTTATATAACTGACTTGGACTGTTGACCTGTTCCATCTTTGTGATGTCTTCGTCTTTAACTCCCATCAATCGTCCGTATTCTCTCGGAGTAAGTTTTCTAACTCTGTATTCTTTAGCCATTTACCACCTCTAAAACATAATTGTCTTTATCAACTGTTGTTAATGTGTTGCAGATTCCTTGAGAATTAAATTCAAATCTCTGAAAATAATTCCCATCAGATCTGGCTCGTTCATTCGGATTGCTTGGATTGCGACCTCTCATTGCAACAATTCGTCTTTCGACCTTGGCTTCTTCTTCTACCAAATAAAGATTGCTACCACCACCGATTTGAGCTGAACAACAAACTGCAATACAATCTCGGCTGTCATATATTCGGTCTTGCTGATACCATTGAGTATTGTTGTTTGATTTCTTCTCACCAATTCCACCAATCACAGAAGAATAACATTCTCTATATCAGTCTCGACCGGTACAATAACGCATTTGGGGTCTTTATAATCTCTTGCGAGAATAGTTGGTGCGATACCATCATAAAAACCGGTGGTTAAGAATTCTCTCGACCTTATAGATGTAAAAACTGAATGTTCTTTTGGTCTGAATCTTGGATTATTTTGATGTTTATAAATATAATCAACTCCGAATTCATAACTTCTTTTCTGTTCCATTATTCTCTCTTTCTATCAGCTCATTGATTGCTTTGGTGACCGATTCATTTTGAACATAATATTTTTCATCAACTTTATCTTCCAAGACATCAGGCAGACTCAATCTTAATGGAAAAGGTTTTGGGAACTGATAAACAATATTGTTTCCGAATTCCTTCTTCAAAAAACTAAACATTATTGTTCTTTCTCTGTTTTGTGGGATGCCATAATCTTTTGCATTGAGGTCTTTCCAAAAAGATATATATCCAATAGATTCAAGAAAATCTTTCCACATGTTGAAATGAATTATTTCATTCTGATTATGAATCTGTGTTACATTTTCCATCATTAAAATCTGTGGCAGATTTCCATCCAATTCAATCAATAATCTTTCGACTTCCCACAGCAAACCGGACCGTGTTCCACTCCCCTTCGCCATACCCTTCATAAATCCACTGCAACTTAAATCAACGCAAGGGAAAGAATATGTCATAAAATAGCAGTATTTGTCAGTTTCTGTAATGTTTAGATCTGGTGCGTGAACTTCTCTTATGTCAGTTGTCTTAAAATCGGTATTATGCAAAAGGTTATAAGACTTCATTGCATACTTGTCATTTTCACAAACAAAATGATGTTCAATTGGGATTCCAAGATATTCAAACGCAAGTGATTGACTGCCATAGCCAGAGAAAAGTTCAATGACTCTGATTTGCTTCATAATCTTAATTTTTGTTTCATCACCCAAGAATAAAAAAATATCTATTTGTTCATCGCATTCATAATTTTCAAATATATCCATATTGCGGCCCCTTACTCTTGCCAAGGATTAAAGCCTAAAGGATACTTGGCTGATTCTTCTTTTAAGAACTCTTCAAACTCTCTTTTGACTTCTGCTCGTCTTTTCTTGCCTTCTTCTTCGGTTCTGATTTTGTCTCTGTAATAATCACGCATTGAACGAGACATTTCTTCAATTGGTGGAATCTCTGATTTTCTATGTCTACTCATACCCCTTCTCCCTTGCTTCTGAATGACTCATAAGTCTGATACCGGTTAATCTCTCGCACACATCAAGAGGACTTTCTAAACCATAATCCCAATTATCCCAAATCTCTTGTGACCTTATGAGAATTGCGTTTATATCCTCTTGTGTCATATCTGTGAGCTCATTCAGTGCCATAACAACTGTGCAGTAAGTATAAGGAACAACAGTTTCTGTTGCTTCTTGAAAGTCGATCTGGCTTCTTCTCTTTTCTGCTAATGCATTGACCGATTGAGCAAATCTTTTTTGTCTATTCATCTAATACCTTCTTTCAGCAATAAGCGAACTTCATATTCGCATAATTCAAAATATTCATCTTCTACAAATAAGTAGTAATTTGTTTTGCCTTTGTATATTGGCTGATACTCTCCACCAATTCTTGCAAATGCTCCGATTGTTGCAGTTCCATTAAGAACTCTTTTCTTCCTAGTGCTTTTTCTCTTAATGAAACTAACCTTGATTGGATTTCGCTCTTTCCATAATGGATAATTCACAACCGGTTCTTTGATTGGCTTTTCTTTTTTCGGAACTTTAACTCCATCTATGCAATCAGAATGCCAACAATTAAAGCAGTCATAATTTAAATCGCATTTATAATAACTAGCCATTTTTTCTCTTCCTCTCAAAATCACCCATAACAGCAAGAATACATTTCTTAACATATTCTCTGTCTTGCTGTGGAACTGAATCGATTGTCTTGTTAGCATCATCAATCAGATTCGACCAAAACTCATCTTTGGTTCTATCTCCATCAAGATTTCTCTTTATAAAATCCCACTGCAACTTGATATATTCGTAATATTGTTCTTTATCTGACATAAATTTCTCCTTTTGTTACCAAAAACACTGCTTTGTAACCAAACTGTTACCAAACTTTTTGATGTCTGGTAACAGCCACAACACGCATAAATACTAGGTTTGTGGGATTCTGTTACCATGTAACCAAACTTTTTTGAATTTCCTTATAGAAAAAAATTTTTTTTATGAAAGTTTGTAAAAAATTATTTTTTTTTAACACATCTCTATTTTCCCTTGGTAACTTGGTAACATTGGTTACAATCAATCAAATGGAATCTCTTCCAAATCAACTTGCTTTAGATCTGGCTCGTCTAGGTCTGTCAATTTAATGAACACGCACCGGTTGATGTTTCCTTTTAATCTGACATTCTTTGTTGGTCTGCCTTCTTTGTCGCATTCAACAAGATTATTTTTCTTCGCCCAAGATAAAAATGCTTTTGATTGAAAACCACCTTGGTTGAGCAGTCTATCAAATACCGACCTAATAATGACGATTGTATCTGCATCCTTCCAATATCCCCAAAACTCAATATTTCCGTTTATTGCTTCATCAATAGTTTCTGCATAATGGAATGACTGAACTGTCACCATATCTTTTAAGTATTCATAAGCTCTCTTATGCTCTGATACCTCTCCGCGATTTTTGAGCAGTTCACAGCACCGGTCTGCATCCAAATAGACACCATCTTCAAACAAATAATCTGTTGCGACCTGGTCAGCCAACAGAATCAATGCCATTGGAAAAATCTGTTTATCTTCCTTTTGCTGATTCTTTGATTCTGCAATACTCTTCAGCAACTTGACCTTTTCTTCAGCCAATCTATTCAACTCATCAAATCCAATCTGTTTGATTACTTCAACAAACTCTTGACCACAATATCCGAAGTTCTGACGGAATATCTTGGAAGAATAATTTCCATCATCAAACAAGTCTCGGTCTTCAATCTCGACATCAATAATTCGATTGACTGCACCACCTTGCATTGACTCACTGATCAGGGACCGTTCTCCATTGGTCAGAGTGCAGTTTCTCCAAGATGTCAGTTTGTTTAAACCTAATTTTTGATTGCTTCGGTCTCGTCCTTTGCCGGCACACCAACGATAAACAAGTTCCGAAAAATCTCCGTCATATTGGTTTTTTATTTGTGCCATATCATCCAAGGTCATTGGCAATGAATTTAAACAATCAAGTCTGATTTCCATTGCAGTTGTTGTGGCTTTTGCATCAGTCATATACTGACCTTCGCTTGGGTCTGCCCAAACAGATGTTGCCATCATTAAAGCAACTGTTTTTCCTCGACCTGTGCCACCCCAAAGCGAAACAATAAATGGAAGTGTTCCACAAGGTTTAACCAACACTGATGCCAATGCTGATGCCAAATAAATTTGCAGTTCAAGTCTTCTTTCTTGTCTGATTTGCTTCATATGGTCAAACCATTTGCTTCTATAACCATTTGTGTGAATGCTCTTGAATAATGTTCTTAAGTTCTGCTCATTATCAAAAACGATATCATTCTCATATGGCATAAATGTTGTTCCAATCCAACCAAGTCTGCTTGTAGATGTTTTTTCGATTACAACATCTTCATTTAGTGCTTCTATATCTGATAGAAAACGAACAAGCAATTTTGCATTTTCAGATGTAACTCTGACACCCTTCGATGCAAGAGCAATTATTTTGTTGCTTGATGCAATTGTGTCTCGGTCTTCAATGGTTTCTCTCCATCTGCCACGAACCTTAAAACGAATTACAACCTTATATTCATTAGTTTCTGCATTGACCAGAACACCAATCGGATATATTGGATGGGAACAAGCAACAAGAATTCCGTGTTCAGTCACAACTGAAACTCCGTCATCATCGCACTGCCAATTCCCACACTCAAGAGGTCTTTCTTGTTCAGAAAAGTTCGTTACATAAGAACCGGTTTGAACCTTCATCAGATTTTGTTTTTCTGCCTTCTGTAATGTCTTAAAGTCTCTTTTCTTCAGTCTGTACATTTCCAAGAACTTTGTTTTCAGTCCAAGAATCTTTGCTCGGTCTTCCAACTGCAACACAATCTGTTCTCTGTCAAAGTCTGATTCAATTTCAAACAGTTCATCAAATAGATCTGGCTCAAGAAGAGATTTTCCGTCTAATTTCTCGACATATTCGATGTACATTGATTTCGTCTATCTCCTCTCCGTCTTCATATTTTTGTTTCCAAGCATCGAGGAGCTGTGGCAAGTAGTTCTGACACACACACCATTCATTTGAAAATGGTTCTAACTGCTCAATAACTGCTCTGCACAAATCTATGTGATGTCCTAACTCTTGTTTGAATTCTTCCTCGGCTTTTTCTTTGCGTTGTCTTTCGCTCTTGGCTCGCTCTCGCTTCGTATTTGCCACAATACGAGCATTGTCAGACATAGTCTCATAAGTTCCACCTAAACTAATAAAAGCAGTCTTAAAATCGCAATTATCAATCTGCTGAACAAATTTGAAAATGTCACCATTTGCACCACATCCAAAGCAGTGGTACGAATCTTTGTATATCTTCATTGAACCGGTCTTTTCATTATGAAATGGACATTTGCAGAAACCTTTTCTGTCAATGTGGATTCCATATTGCTGAACCACTTCATGCATCGATACACTGTCTTTTATTTCCTCACTTGTCATAGTGTAATAACTCCAAAATCTTCCTTGCAGTTTCATTCTTTTTGCAGAACATCCATTGAACCTCAAATGCATAGATTAAGGTTCTCATCTGCTTAACTAACCAATCACCGGTGTGCTTGGAATATTTGCTCTTCCAAAGTTTGACATCAGGCAACTCTTTGCAGTTCGTGCCTTCAATCAAGACAACAAACTGCAAATTCTGTTCCTTCGCTCGTCTGCACTCCTTCATAAACCGGTGGATGTTTTCTTTTCCACTCAGAAGGTTTGTGCAGACTTCTTGAAGGTTGGCTTTTCTGTCAACAACTATGTTCGGATGCTCTGTGTTCATATAGTCTCCAACATCAAGTTTTTGAACCACATATTCAATGTTGTTTCTTTCCAAATAATCCTTGATGTGTTCCCACTGCTTTTCTCTACTATCAATAACAATCATCCGAACACCTCTTAATTGAATGGGAGCTCTTCATCGATGTTATCTGGTATGTTCATAAAGCCTTCATTTTTGGCTGAACCATTATTGGATGCATTATTGTTTTTGCTCTCAACGAATTCGACATTCTCTGCAAGAACTTCTGTTGTATATACCTTCTGACCATCCTTGTTTGTATAAGAACCGGTCTGAATTCTTCCATTAACTCCAATTTTCATTCCCTTAAAGAAATATCTCTCAATAAATTCAGCAGTCTTTCCAAATGCTATGCACTGAATGAAATCTGCTGACTGCTCTCCATCCTTCTTTATTTTTCTGTCACAAGCAACAGTCCATCTTGCAACTGCCATTTGATTTTCTCCACCGGTATATCTAACCTCTGCATCTTTTGTAAGTCTGCCAACTAACTGAACACTATTCATTCTCTTTTCTCTCCTTAAACTTTTTCATACAAGCAACACACAATGTCTTGTTGCAGTTTCTTTTGCTAATTTCAACCAGATCAGCCACACTCTTACCACTCATTGGAAGAATTGCGGCCCCACAGTCCTCACACTTGGTTTCTGAATATTCTTTGATTCGAATTGCATCAGTCTGCTTTCCGAATGCTCTGATTGATTCAACAGTCAAAATAACTTTATGACCGACACAGTCACTCGGACTGTCACTGTTTGGACTGAACAACTTCTTCAGCATCTTTGCATTTGTCTTGTTCAGAACAAGTGGTTTGCATTCTTGAAAAAAAACTGTCTGTTTCTGAACCTTCTTTTTAGACTGCTCATCATAGCACTCTGCAAAATCAATATTTGTAATTGTGACAACCTTTTCTGCACCGGTAGTTCCGATGAGCTCGGCTGATATAAAATTTGGGTCAATGACCTTTTCCCAACTCTCAAGCATATTTATTCTTCCTCTCTCAAATAATCGTATTCTTCGTCAAAACCTTCGTAACTTGGATATTTGTCCAACTCTCTGCACTTGTGATATAATCCCATCAAAGCACGATATTCGTCATAGCCTTCATTGATGTATTGCTCGGTACACACATAGACTCTGACACAATATGGTGCTTTTTTCTCTTGTGCTACAAATGCAAATCCATAATCTTCCAAATAATTCTGAAAGACTCCTTCTCGATACATAGCAGACTGCAACTTGTAGCCATACTTCTTGCAACTTCTTTCAAAGTGACCATCTTCACAAGAATCCGTTGTCTTGTAATCAACTATCATTTTTTTACCGGTCAATGTTGGGTCGGTAGTCAAGCAGTCTGGTCTGCACTTTACCTTTTCACCGGTTTCTGCATCAGTCCAAAATAATGAAACTTCGTGTTCACCTTGAAGGAAATATTTTGCAAATGGATGTTCATCGATTGCCTTTGACATCTCAAGGATTGTTGCAAAATCATCTCCACTGATAATTGTTTTGCCTTGTGCTTCTTCCAAGCATCTGGCATAAGACTCTTTGCCTTCTTTGGTTCTTCTGTCCATGCAAGAAATCACATAAAATTCATTGAAGAAATCATCTTTCTCAAGAATGTATTTATGGGCCGCAGAACCAAATGTAAGTGCTGTTGATTCTTCCTTGGCTGAATTATTCTTTGCATACCAATAATGTTTTGGACTCTTTTTGAATAACTGCAATTCGCTTCGGCTGATGCCTTCGCATTTTCTGTACTCTTCGTTTGTCATCTCTTCTCCTTCCTATGCTTCATAAATCCAATCTTTAAAGCATTCTTCACAATATGTTCCGTCAGATGGAATCTCCATATATTTCTGACCTTCAAAAATTGGTTCTCCACAGTTCTCACAAACATAAACCGGTTTTGGTTCTCTGTTCCTTCTTGTGTAGAACTTCTCGACTTCTCTGTCATCAATAGCACTCATTCTTGATTCTCTCCTTAAATCTTCTGCCATCAGCCAACCTTCTATTTGTTTCAGCAGTCAAATCATCATCTTCAATCTCTGACAAGACTAAATGTTTGCACTGCTTCAACAAACACTGAATATGAGCTCTGTATCTCTTTTCTTCTTCTTCTGTCATCACTTAACCTCAATCCAAATCTTTCCTTTGCATCCGTCTTCGTATACTAGGTTCATAAACTCTTGACACTCTTTCAGATCTGATCTCCATACATCGACCACACCTTTTTTGCAACCGGTATCAAGAACAACATATGTTCCGATATATTTTCCAATTGCTCCACTCGGCAATCTCTGATACATCACTACAGTTTTTCCAAGCAGTGATTTGTCAGACATTGCACAAGCACCATCAAAAACCTCTTGACCTGATGCCATTGTTCCCTTCAAGCAATAGGCTGTTGCCCTTGCCTTTGTCATTACCGGTTCATATCCTTGTGCATTACTTTGGAAGGTAACAAGCACGAGAATGAACATTGCTGTTGTTAATGCGAACATTCTTTTCAATAGTCTCTTTGTTTGTTTCATAGGCAACCACTCCACCAAATATCAATCCAAGAACTGCACCGAACCAAAACTGAACCATCGAACCGGTATCAATTCCACTACCACATACCAACACACTTAATAGAAATAAAACTCCACAAACTTTAATCTTCATCTTCCTCGACCTGTCCTTCCTCAATCTCTCTGATAAGAAAATCAACTTCGTGTTTTGATGCCTTCATAATTGACTGCATCAAATTGCACATTTCCTCAAACTGACTTTTCTCAAAATAAAGAATCAACTCTTCTTTATAATTGCGTTTCTGCTTAACCAATAATTCAAACATTCTTTTCTCCCTTCCACTCATAACCGGTGAGCTCATACAATTTCTTTGGCGAAACATAATAAGATTTTCTTTTTCCTCTGCCACTGCAACACCCAATATCAATTCGCCCATCTTCTATTGCGTGTCTGACATACATTTGGCTTTTCCCTAGGACCTGGGCAACAACCTTGATTGGAACTGAACCAACCATCATTAATTCTCCTTTCTTAAACTTTTTGTTCAACTTGTTGAACTATTTAGGCGAAAAAATAGAATCCTATTTCAGCCAGATCAATTTCAAGCATATCGCACCATTTTAAGATGTCATTTCTTGAAATTCCTATGCTTCCATTCAATTTTCTTGATAAAGTCTGCTTTGGAACACCTAATTCATCAGAAAAATTAGACATAGAACCATATTTTTCAATAATTCTTCCTTTTAATTTTGAATAATTAAATGGCATATTTTGTTGATTCTCCTTTCCTAGAATACTATGTATTGTGGAATTTCGTGTTCCACATTTCCTAGTTTAACGAGTTGAACCAACATTGTCAACACAAAATGTTCAATTTGTTCAACTTTTGTGATAAAATGTTGAACTGAAGGAAGGTGATTATATATGAAACACAAAATTACTGCACAAAGATTAAGGGAAGCAATGGAAGATAAAAAAATATCAGCACAAGAGTTGTCTAATATAACCGGTATTGGTAAGTCTTCTATATCACAATATGTTAATGGTAGTCATACAATTGGGAATATTAAAGCATATCAGATTGCAAAAGTTCTTGATGTCAATCCAATGTGGCTGATGGAATTTGATGTTCCTAAACAAAGAGATGGTTTGTATTATATACCAATGGATGGTGGTTCTATTGAAGACACAATCAGAAATTTTGAAGAGAATGCTCAAAAGATGTATGCAAAATATTTGATGTCATCTGATAAAACAAGAAAATTAGTTGATTTACTTTTGGAAGAAGGCGAACAATGAAACAAGCAAACGGATCTGGCAGTGTTTACAAGTTGACCGGTAACAGAAGGAAACCTTATGTTGCAATGGTCACTGTAAAGACTGTCTATGATGAAGAAAAAGACAATTACATAATGAAGAGAAAAGCACTTGGATATTTTAAGACACAAGCAGAAGCACGAAAGTGTCTTGCTGATTATAATTCTCATCAATATGATTCAGATTTGGTCGGAGTGACATTCGGTCAGATATGGGAGACTATCTTTCCAAGTCTTGAAAAGAAATTAAGCTCAAAAAGAATAGATTCATTTAAAGCATTCTATAATTATATGAAACCGATTGAAGATATGAAAATGGCTGATATTAGAACAGTACATTTGCAAAGAGTAATTGACAACTGTCCAAGAAGCAGTTCAACCAAAGATGTTCTAAAAGCAATGATGAATAAAGTCTATGATTATGCAATGGAAAATGACATCGTTCAGAAGAATTATACCGAATTCATTGAATACCAAAAAGATGATTCAAAGATTCAGCGAACATTGTTTGATTCAGAATACATCTGTGGCTTGCTAAATGCCCCATTTAACTACTTCGATGCAGTCACCTTAATATTGCTCCACACCGGTTTGAGAGTGCGTGAATTGCTCAATAACACAATCGATAATTTAGACTTGGAAAGAAGGATGCTTTATATTCCGGAATCTATTGCCAAGAATAAGAGCTCCATTAGATATGTTCCAATACACGAAAACATTGTGCCACTGCTTGAAAGATTCCTTCAGTCTGGCAATCAACATATCACCGGTAGAACAGCCAAGCAAAAAATTCGGTATCAATCATATTATGAGTATTTGAAAGAAATCGGTCATACTCCTCATGATACAAGACACACATTCATATCAAGAGCACGAGAATGTGGAATGGATGCACTTGTTCTTCAAAGAATTGTTGGACATACTTCGAAGAATATCACTGAAGTGGTATACACTCATATATCAGATGAAGAATTATTGGCTGAAATTTCTAAATTGAATTATGATAAAAATCTGTAATTTGTTAGCAACGTGTAAGCAACGTATCTATTTTTATATGCTCTAAAGTAATTTTGCACAAAAAAATAAGCATCCGAAAATGCCTATTTTACTGTGTTTTTGGCTATTTATGAGCATTCACATACTCTTTGATAATCTCTTCCTCACAGAAATGTGAATGCCCATTTTAAGCCATTTTAAGCACTATTTGTTAGCAACCAGATAGCAACAATCTTTGTTTAATATGCACAATCTTGATTTTTACATTGTCAACATCTGTTTCAGCCAAGCAACTTTCTCGATATATTTTGCGTGCTTCTTATCCCAAATCTCTTGCATCTCAACCGGTGCAGTATATACTCTTTTTAATTCATCTATTTTGGAAACAATATATTCGTGTACAACTAATGCGTGACGAAGTTCATCTTCAGCAAGTGTCTTGAACTTGGCTGAAAACGAATTGTTTGTTGCCTTCAATTCAAGATATTTTTCTGAATAGTCTTTTGCTCCTTCAAGCTCTTCATCTAACATATCAACTAATTCTGCAATCACTCTCATATTATTACTCCTTTTCAACAACAATTGATGCATTTATAACAGTCGCACCAACACCACTTATCACAACAGTGATGATTGATTCACAGCAACAATTATTTCGAATTAGACAAGGGATTGTTGCCTGATATGTGTTTGTACCGGTGGTCAGAATTGCTTCTGCTCCTTCAACTGCAACACCATCTTTGAATATCTGAATTGTGGCTGTTGTTCCACTTGCAACAGTGAACGAAACATTGACATCTACATTATAATAACCAATGCCACTTGTGACAACATTTCCACCAGAAAGATTGAGATTCTGTCCATATCTGCGAACTATTGAACCGAAATTGATGACAGAACCGGTCGCAACTACTGATTGCGAATTTGTATTTGCTGAATAGATAACTGATTTACTCATTTTTTTCTTCTCCTTATTAAAAAGAGGATGAACAACTCTCTGTCCATCCTCAAACTTCCTTGCCAAGATAGACAACTTTTAAATTGCGTTACATCCACAACCACCACCACAGAATGGTGATACACCGGCATTGTATGTCCAACCATTTGGATATCTTACAACACCATTCATTGCATTCTGTAACTGCAACTGATTAACTTCACTCTGAAGCGAATCAATTTTGCTCTGACATAATGCATCAAGAATCTTCTGTGTCTGTGCAGTAGTCACTGCATTTGTGTTAGCAAACATCTGCGACATATCATAACGAAGTGCATCAGTGTTTCTCTGATTTTCACAGCAACACTGTGACAACTGTGTCTGAATTGCTCTGCCTTCTCCAAGGATGCTGTTATTTAATGCATAAGTGCTTGAGCATAATCCGTCACCAACTTGATTAACCTGTCTGCTTAATGCATCAAACTTCTGTCCAAGAAGGATTTCAGACTGACTTGCTGAAGTTGCAAACTGACCAAATTCACCATTGCCACCGAAAGCACCAAAACCACCATTACCGATAAGCAGTAATATCAAAAGAGCAAATATCCACATTCCACCATTAGAACCGAACATTCCGTCATTGTCTTTTGTTACGGCCGCAATGTCTGATAAAGTTAAACCTTCCATTGTTTGTTGTCTCCTTTCTTATTATTTATATTGATTCTGCAAAATCTCTTATTTGAACATTTTTGCAAGGTTCAGAACCTCGTCTGCATTGATGTTTCGTTTCTTGCATTCCTCATAAAATACTTCTTGAGGATTCCTTCCATTGACCATCTTTTTGACCTCATTCATTGTTTGAATCAAATTCGGTCTGCTTGGTCGATTTGTTGTTTCTTGAAAAAGACTGCTTGCCATATTCCTTCAACTCCTTTTTGAACTGTTCAAATTCTTCTTTGCTTACATATTCATTGACCGGTACTGACACATTGTTGTGAACTTCTTCAAACTTAAATGTTCTTATAGTAGGAAAACCGACCCCATCAGTTGATTTGATATACATCACATCAGAACCATTATCAAACAATGCGATTGTGCTGTTTGCATTCATCTGATATGCTTTAGCACCATCTAAACCGGTCACACGAATGAGCTGACTGATCTGGTTATAATTGTTTGGTGCTTGGAACTGATACATATTTGGTAATTGGTTAGCATACATATTTTTACTCTCCTATTCTGTAAATGTATTTGTTGTCTTGAATCAATTTCAGAACAACGATTGCAACTTTTACTATATGTTTGATTGAGATGTCTTTAAGTTCTTCTGATTCGACCAGATCTGAAAACAATTGCTTTGTGTCCATCATTGATTCACTCTCCCTTCACCTAAAATTATGCAATAAAAAAAGAGTGATAACCTTTCGATTACCACTCAACTTTCTGTCAAAAAACTGTCATTATTTAATTGTTATCCATCCAAGTTTCTTTTGCAGAATTTCGTCTTATCGGAAACACATCCGGATATTCTTTTTGAACAATATCATATTTCTTTTTCAGAGTTGAAACAATGCGATTGACTGTTGATTCTGAAACATTTAATTCTTGAGCTTGTCTGCTGATTGGAACTCCTTTTACCCTAGTTACAAGAACAAATATTTCATCTTCAGATAGCATTGCTTTTTCTGAAAACTCTCTGACAATATTCTGCGTCCATTTTACTTGCTTTGCCATTCTCCCTACTCTCCCCCATGTTAACTTGTGTAATGTTCTATCATTGACCAGGTCTTGGGGCCACAAATTTTATCAGTCACCAACATTCTGTCCGACTGAAACTGACCAACTGCATCAGCAGTCTTCTGTCCATATATCGAATCAGCACCGGTCTTTCCAATATCATATCCAAGATTCTGCAACACCTTCTGAAGATAAACAACATCAGAACCACTCATTCCCTTCTTAAGTGTTCTGCGTTTCTGAATATGCAGTGGAACTTCTTGATAAGAATCATACTGTGTCAGACTGTATTTTTCAACTGTTTTACAAAGTGTATTCACATAGGTGGTTGATGTTGCATATCCATCAGCCTTCAATCGTTCTGCATACTCTTTATAAGTTGATGCAGTTTTTAAGTTTGAATATCTCTTTGCAGAAACAAAATCATAATAACCGGTGACGCAGTCTCTGTCAGAATCATAGCATCTGAAATTGTCTCTGATTGCAACAAGTCCATCTCCATAATCTTCCATCGTTTTCAGATTGACGGACCGTTTCTTCCAAGAACTGCCACATTTTAAGCCAAAGTGATTGTAATATGGTTCTTTGGCAAGAGTTGATGTTCCACACGCACCTTCAACAATTGCTTGAGCAATAACTGTTGAGCAGATCTGGTAACCTCTTTTTTGAGATTCCTCTTGAATCATTGGTGCTATGTGTTTAATGAAATCTTGTGCTTGTTTTAATGTATATCCCATCGTTCCTTCTCCTCTTCTTGAATCTCGTTTGCTTCTGCAATTGCTAATAATGCCAACGCAACAAGGCATCCAATCGAAAAAAGTAATAAACCGACAACAACCAAAAATCCTTTTATCATATTACAAACCAAGCAACTTTCTTATATTTGGATTGTTCTCCATCTGATTTGCTAACCATTCAAGACAAGGCTGAACAAGCTCTGAATCGAATTCTTCCAATGTGTATTTTTTAGCCAACCAAGGAAACACTTTTATTGCTGAATTGTAAACAACAGCAAGTTTGAGTGAACCTGTGCCACTGCCAAATAATTCTTCTGCTTTGTATACTTCAGCCAACAGAAAATTGATAACAGCATTTACTCTGTCTTCTTTGCTCTGATTCATAAAATTATATATTGCTAATACGAGTGCAAGTGCAAACATCAATACAACTGCAACAATCTTTAAGATATCCATTCTATAGTCTCCTTGTCTATTTTCTTATTTTTTGCTATGTTCTCCATCTTTGCTTTCCACACAACAAAACCGGTATGAAGTGCCAATTGAGAGAAAGAACAAGTTATTGCTGAATCCAATGCTGATAGGTCTGTGATGCCCAAAATACCACTAAATAGTGTCGCAATATAACATAGTGCAACAAATACCCAAGTGATAACAAAATTGGTCAAATAAAGCCTATCTGTGAAACCACGTTTCTTCATATATCTTCTCATTAGTTGATTACTCCATCAGGTGGAGTTGGAAGAGCAAGGAACTTCATATGAATATCGTTCATCACTCCATTCTCTCCAAGTGTCTCGTATTGTTTCCAACAGTTTTCAAAATTCTCTCTTGCATAAATAGGTGCATATCCTTTTGCAGTCCATTTATTGTAATCGTTAATCATCTGTGCTCTTAACAAGGCTTGAATTCCTTTTTTAAGTGCATTGTTTTCTTTTTTGTAAGAAACAAGTTTGGATATTAGTCCACCGATTAACATCGATACAACGGAACTGCATCCACATAAGCTCAAAATCTGATATGTTGTCATTATTCTTTTTAACCTTTCCTAAAATGAAAAAACCACCCAACCAGATCACCGGTTGAGTGGTCGCAATATTAAGTTGTTTTCACTTGGTTAAATCCAATCAAACCAAGTTTAATGCTTGTTTTTTTGGCTTGAATTAAGCATTGTTGTGCTTAACAAAAGTCTGCTTTAAACAAGCAGAG